AGATCGTATGCTAATTGAATTGGGTCGATGGTTGGATTATCAAAATCAAATCTTGGCATCTCTTGTGAGAGGATAGGGTCAGTATCCTTCACTAGAGCATGTATTACACCTTTATAACTTGTTACATCTTTCATGCGAAGAATGCCTCGAGAGAAGTTGGTTTAGTTTCAAGTGCTTCTGGGTGATATCTAGCAAGCATATCTTTACCATCTTTGTCTGGCATTCCTTCGATAAACTTATACCACTCTTTGCTTTCCCACATGTTAGGTGATACACCGTTCCAAAGTGGACGCCATTCAGGATGGTCTTGGTTCAGACGACGCGCTTCTACGAAGTCACGACGCAGAGTTTCATATTCCCACGAGCCAAGTTCTTTCATGTTCTCACGGAAGTAACAGACGATAGACATACGCTCAACGCAGTCCATACAGCAGTTGTCGTCTGGTGGTAGAATTTCCGTATTACCGTGGATTGCTGTGTGGTTAGCAATAAGCAACACATCTCCTGGGCGGATATTTACAGCTACTCGGAACTCTGGCAATACCAAATAGCCACCGCGATAGTCTTTGCCATTGGTAACGACACCAAGGTTAGAGAATCCTGGTCCAAGATCGCCAGCATCTCGATGTGCGGCAGTACGGAAATTCTTGTTAATAGTAATCGTGGTAAAGACAGTATCTTCAGCGACACGGAAACGCTTGTCTAGCCTGTCAGAATATTCTTTCTGAACGCCATAGCGTTGTGGTAATAGATTTTTGAAGAACTTATCTAGCTTACGGAAGTATGGAAATGCTTTCTCAAACAGTTCTGGATGTTTCCAGTTGTAGGCGCAGATACGACCATAAGGGATGCGCGGATAACGGTCAAAGAAACCAGCGATACCTGAGTTGACAACAGTAGCGTAGGTCGTGCCAGAAATACAGTCAGCCATTTCTTTGGCTTGCTTGACTTGTTCTTCTTTAGATAGCTTGACTGTCTTGGCTAACCAAGTGTCAAAGAAACCTTCGTATTCTTCGTTTGGTTCTAGACGAGCAGTAATCTTGTTGCGTAGCCAAACCAGACCACGAGTTGACTCAGCTTTGAAGCTGGCTTTCTCAGCAATCAACGTCTGTACTGGGTCAGAACCATCGAGTGTGGCTGATGGATGCGACATTGCGTCAAGCACTGCAGTTTGCCAATCAGTCACCCAGTCGCGACCACCGCATGTATCAGTTTTTGGTCCTGCTGCAAGTCCACGATTCTGACTTTCAGTAGCACCCTTGATTAGTCCTTCGTATGCGCCAAGTTGTTCTTCGGCGGTGTAAACTCCCTTACGGAATTTGAATGCGATGTTGTGTTCGCCATTTCCTGGGAACAACGTATTATTTGGAACATAGAAATCACAATCTTCTTCAATCAGAAGATCGTAGTGTGATTCGTCTAGGAACGTACCCAACAAGTGTTCGCAATTAAGCCACTTGTCAGCTGTAATTATTTTAGTCATATATTCTCCGATTCAAAATTGTATTATACCATAATTTAAGCATTAAGTAAAGAAATCTTCTAGGGTGCTAACAGCAACAGGTTCGAAGTGTTCTTCCCATATTTTATCTGCGACAGGTTGTACTTTCGGGTCAACACTCAAAGAACCAACTTTGTTCTCTGGCATCTCTCCGCCAGGATTTCCTAATGCTAAATCAATATATTGTTGCGCAATTCTCTTGCGAGAAAACTTCTTGAGAAGTTTATAATTATTTTCGCGAATACGATTATATTCTTCCTCGGATATATTTAGAAAATCGTTTACTAGATTTCCGAACTGTTTCGGGGTTGCATCGTGCGGAATCATTAGGTAATTCATGTTTGGTTTAAGTAGCATACCAACACCATCCTCGCGTTCGGAAACACCAAAGTTTCTAGCGATAGGAACGACACCAGCGCGGATAGCATCAATCACAACACGATTGAAGTGTTCGCCGTATGTGTTAGACCAAGAGGTGTCGATTAGGAATTTAGATTCAGAAAGAATAGCGTCGCGTTTGGCTTCTGTAATAAAACCGATATAATCCATTCTACCAGTTTTCGTAGCGTTATCCCAGATCTTGTTACCAACCATATCAGTTGTAGCATCTGGATCCGACTCAGCAGTACAGAAATACTCTTCTTTACATTTGTCTGGCGACGTCATATAGTTTCTTTCGATACCATCACCAGCAATGATAATCTTTTCTGCGCAGATATATGGCACAGACTTAACTAGGTCATCAACTCGCTTCCAACGTTTGAATGTTTGTAGCGAAAGAATCTGTCGCTTTAGTGAAGAGAACTCTGGAGCAATTGGTCTGTTCTCGACATCCTGTGGATTGAGAATAAGATTTCTCGGAACTGGCATAAACTCAGCTTGTTTGTATGCACTCGGATGCACACACGCTAGACCAGCAAACTTATGACTAAACTTATAGATCCAGCTGTATAGCTTCTTTAGATTACCGTCATGAATAACAACAAGTTGTTTAGCGTTGACGTTTTCTATCATCGGCTTCCACGCAGTAAACAATTCAGTTTCGCTGTTCTTGAAGCCAAAGATGGATTGCCAAATCAATATGTCATGTTTGTTAGCATCAGCTACGAAGCGGTCAATACAATCTTGATTCTTGAACGAATAGTATGGCGCATTCCATCCCTTTCCTTGATGAACAGGAAGACCTGTACCAGCACCAAACTCATAGCCTTCTGGCAGATCGGTGGTGTTTACAGGTCGTGGGGATTGAGCGGATGGTTTGAGATAAGCGAACGTAACATCATGACCCAGTTCTTTCAAGCCAGCGATTAGTTGTTCGTTGTGAGCAATGATGCCACCAAAGTTATTGAAGGTGTGCATCGCAACCATAATTTTCATAATTAACCTTTAAGTCTAGATCTTAATTCACTTGTGCTTAGTTTATGGCTTCGGCGATTATAATAAATCTCAATGTTATTGTCAATACAGAACTGTTTACCAGTAAATTCTTTCTCAATGTAATCAGAACCGATAATACGAACATCAATCGGCAGGATTGCCAACAAATCCATCAAGTCAGCTTCGGTAGCATAAACATAGATTTCGTCTACGAACTTGCATGCACGAAGTTGAATGAATCTTTCGGTGACAGTTTGTATTGGTTTGTTCTTTTCTGGGCGATCGATAGTCGGGTCAGTTTGAAGACCAGCAATCAACCAATCACAGTTCTCTTTTGCTTCTTCTAACATAGCAACATGACCTGCGTGTAGCAGGTCAAAAGCTGAAGCGGTAAATCCTACTTTCATAATAATATTATATCCTATTTTGGGCAATTAGTAAAATTATGCGATGCGACTGAAATTGCCTTGTTTCTCAAACTTAATGATGCTATGGAACTTGTCGTATAGAGCATCGCCTTTGTGCGAGATAATGAATGTGTTATTATCCGCAGTGAGATTATTTAGAATCTTTAGGAACTCGTCTGTACCAACACCGTCAAGCGAACTGTCAAACACTTCGTCCATAATCAGCAGGTTTGTGGTTGCTGAGTTTCTCATCTTAGCGATAGCACGCCAAGTGAACAATACAGCCAGATTGATTCGCATCTTCTCACCCTCGGAGAACGAGTTGTACGAGAACTCATCACGGAAGCGCGACTTAATCTTTTCATTAAACTGTTCGTCCAACTCAAAGTGAACGAAGAAGTCCATCGCAGCCAGATACTTGTTAATCAGTTTATTCATGATAGGAATATACTGACGGATAATCTTTGTCTTGATGCCACCGTCTTTGAGTAGAGCAGAAGCAGCAGACAGAACAGCGTTTCGTTTTGATAGCATCTCACGTTTAGCTTCGATCTCAGCCAGTTCTTCTTTCAACGCAAGCAACGTAGCAGTCGACTCGGTTGTATCTTGTTCTACGGACAAAGAAGCATTTTCAGTTTCTAGTGCTTTGTAGTTTCGTTTCTCAGATTCAATTTGAGCCGTCACTACTTTGATTTGTTCGTTTGCTTTAATCATCGCTTGACGAGTTTGTTTGATATTATCAAGACGAGCAGTCACTTGAGTCTGCTCGCCGTCGATAATTTCTAGTTCTTCTTTGATAGAAACTAGAGTAGCATTCTTGTTACTTACCGCCGACTCTTTGAAGTCATGCGCGATACCCTGCTTACAGGTAGGACAGTTTTCGTTGTCGTGAAAGAATTTGATTTCTTTCTCAAGCAAGAACATACGATCCCATAGACGAACGCGATTATCTGAAAGATCATTAGCTTTCTGTAATACTTCAGCTTCGTCGCTAACACCAAGTTCAAGAGTAACATACTCGTTTTGATAATCTTTGATTGACCCACGCAGTCCAACGATAGTCTTTGCGATTTCTTTAATCTTTGCATTGTTGGCTTGAATACGAGTATCTTTATCTTTACGGACACTTGCGAGATACTTCTGTTCCATTGCAATCTTTTCAGAACATAGGTCAGCAGCATACTTGGTATCTGCCACTTCTACTTTATTAGAAGCAACCTTTTCTTTTAGAATATTGTTCATAGAAGTAAAGATTTGAATGTCAAGTAGATCTTCAATTACTTCGCGTCGTTGGTTTGCTGGCAACTGCATGAATGGCACATACGTTGATGAACCAAGAACAACTACCTGAGAGAACGAACGATGGTTCAGTTTCAGAATAGTTTTTTCTAGGAACTCTTGGTAATCACGATTAGCTGAATCCTGATTAAACATCGCGCCATTCTTGTAGATTTCAAACAGATTAGGTTTGATACCACGAACAACTTTATATTCATCGCGACCAACCGTAAACTCAATTTCTACAACAGCGTCTTTATTATTGATGCTGTTAATCAGTTGCGGCTTGTTAATCTTACGGAATGGTTTGTTATACAGCGCAAACGAGATAGCGTCAAGGATGGTAGATTTACCTGCACCATTCTGACCGACAATCAGCGTGGACTTAGATTTATCCAGCTTGACTTCGGTAAACACGTTGCCAGTTGACAGGAAGTTCTTCCAGCGAACTATTTTGAAGTTTATCATGCTTCACGCTCCGCGCTCAATGCTTCTTGATATAATTCAGTCAGCAAGTTGTTAAGGTCTTTAGCCATAGTTTGTTCAGTTTCAGGTAGATACTGGGCGACGAACTTACGCATGATAGTCAGCGTGTCTTCGGCTTCGTCGACGATGTCAGCGTCATCTTCTAGGTCGAGGTTGAGATGGTCTTCTACGATTTGTAGGTCAAGAACACCAGTCTTTTCAATCTTGTCAACGACGATATCAAACCAGTAAGGGTTTGTCTTGTTGCGAACAATCAGCTTTACAAACGAATTACTAAAACCACTAAAGTCTTGTTCGATGACTTCTTCCATAGTTTTATTCACGTCGTCATACAGGACTTTGTGAAACATAGGAAATGGATTTTGTATGAACGTCAGCTCGCGCGACTCTGTGTCAAATATATGAAAGCCACGCGGATCGTTATAATCCGACCAAGTCATTTCATATGGTGCACCAAGATAGTTGATATTACCTTTGGTGGATTTGTGATGGAAGTGACCTGACATTACAACGTCGAACTTATCAAATAGTTTTGAATCGAAGCCATGGTCGTTGCCAACAACACCCTTATACATTTCGAAGCCAGCCAACTCTAGGTGACCGATTAGAACTTGAGCGGGAGTGTCATTAATAAAGTCCATAGACGACTGATAATTACCAGAGCAGATCCATGGTAGGAATGCTACGTCAAGTCCATCAAAGTTAAGCGTCTTGGCTTCGGATACGATATGCATATTTTCGTAGTCAGCGAACAGCAACTCCATCGTATTGACTTCGTTGGTATTCTTATAATATGCAGTATGATTACCCACGATAGTATAAAGCTGAACGTTGCGTGTACGCAGTTCGTCGAACCACATATCCTTGGCAGCTTTAAGCGAGTGGAAGTTGATATACTTACGGCGATCGAATGTGTCACCGCCATCCCAGACGACTTTAATATCGTTGGCGTCTATGTATGGTAAAACTACCTCGCGATAGAATTTCGCTTGGTAGTCATAAAAGGCGACGTTGTCATTGCGAACACCGAAGTGTTGGTCAGTTAAAATAGCAATTTTCATTATAAGATATTATACCCTATTCAGGGTCATTAGTAAATGATTGAGTGAGAACTGTGTCAATAGACTTCTTGACCTTTGCAGTCTTGGCTTTCTTTTTCTCTTCGATCTTGTCTTCAAAGTTCTTCACGAAATCATTAATGTAGTCGGTGTCTTCCATTACTGCTACGTCAAAATCTTCACCAGAGTTTCCTTCTTGTAGGTGATGCATTGCGCCATCAACCATCTGTTGGTGATACACTTTATGTTTGACGTAAACTTGCTTCTTTTCTTTTTGGATTCTACGCAGAAACGCATAGTAGATAATCTGAGTAAAGTAAGAGAATGGATTATTAGATCTGTCAGGATTAAAGTTATCAAAATAAGTGATGCAGTTTTCTAGACCATCAGCAATCATTTCATCGCGATATGAATAGTTGATAAAGTTAGGTCTGTATGATAACTTTGTGGCTATCTTATAAAGACACTCACCGATATACTTTGGTATCTTTGGTTTCGGTAGCCCTTGTTCTGATGCATCAAGGCATGCTTGTTTGTAGTCCTTCATCGCTGCATAGAACTCGAGGTTGCTTACATAGTGGTTAGATTTTGGTGGGGCTGGCTGTTTCATTTAATTCCTTTTATCATACACCTATTATATTACTTTTGTTCCTATTAGTAAAATAACTTTACCAATTACCAGTTTGACAGTATAATATTAGGTGTACTCCCGTTGATATATTAATGCACGGAGTTATTAGAAGTTGGTAGCTTAAACGTCACAACGTTATCTTCGATTTCATCATCCAGTTCATCTGGAAGTTCACCCTCTTGAGCCTTGAGTCCAAGGATATCATCTTCAAGAAGCTCATCGTAGATCTTACCATACTTCTCTACGAAGTTAGTGTAATATCCAATAATCTTTTCATTCGGTTTGCTCATAGCAACAATCTTTGGCTTCATGATAGCAACCAAATTATTCTTACTGAATGGCATCATCTTTGTGGTGGAAACAGAAGTGGTTCCCATAGCATTTGGCTGTAATCGAATACTGATTGGATAACCTATGATGATTTCTCCCTCGGTTTCGTTTTTCAGTTCGCCGACGATAAAGTTATCGGAGTCACTTAGCTTCATTAATATAAACATATTTTTCATAATTAAATCTCAATTGGGTAAATCTTATATTGGAATTGTTCGTCGGTGTAAATCTTAATACGCTCGGCGAAATGATTCATGGTATGGTTAGTCCACGTTTTAGTTCTTAGGTCATCTGAGATGTCATATAGAACCGCTTCTTCTTTATCATCACCAAGGCGAAGTCCGCGACCGATAGATTGCAAAGTACGAATCATCGACTTGGTAGGAGAAGAGAATACTATATTATGTAGGTTACGAATATTCACCCCTGTGGAGAACGTACCATACGACGCGATAATGATAGCGTCTTTTTCTTTCTCAACGATCTGGCGAATAGCTTCTCGATCCTCGCCATCTACGCCACCGTGTACGAAGAATACGTGACGCTTGTCATGGGCTTTATCTTTTATCTGCTTGTATAAATCCTTACCATGCTTATCAACGTATTGAAATAGTACCAGCGTATTACCCTCGAGCGAGAGAGTCAGTTTGCTAATAAACTTATTACGTCCATCATGACGCACCAAATAATCCATCTCCTCTTGGTAAGTCTTTCGTGCCATCAGTTTCTTTTCAGCATCTGAGTGCTTCAAAACCAGACACTTAATCTTGAATGCTGAGAGATGATTATCTTCAATCAGTTTGGCGGTCGTAGTGACTTTCTTTACCGCGCCAAATAATCCTTCAAGTACCAGCTTGTGAGTCTGCGTACCATCTAGCGTACCAGTAAACCCGAAACGATACTTGCATTCGTTCAGCTTCTCCATAATTGAAGCAAGTGACTTAGCTTTGAATAAATGCGCTTCGTCGCCTATTACAACACCGAACTGCTCAAACCAGCTTTTTGGTAGTTTGTAAATTGACTGCCATGTAGTTATGACTACTGGCGCAGTTGAAAGTTTCTCTTTACCTGACATAATAATGTGTATGTCTTTCTCGTCGTGTCCGTAACCAACGAAGTCAGACTGCATCTGATAGACGAGCGAGGTAGTAGGAACGATAATTAGTTTACGCTGTTTCTTGAACCATCTGCTTACCATATAGATGATGAGCGACTTACCAGAAGCAGTAGGTGAAAGCATCATACCTCTGTGGTTTCTTACTGCGTGCATAAAAGCGTCCACCTGATACTGGCGTGGGTTGAATGGTAGCTTTAGCGAAGCGATAAACTTATCAAAGTCCTCGTCGGTTTCGTCACTTGTTACGTGCAAGTCTTTATGTATTTCTATTTCGTAGTCGCGGTCTTGTGCGAACTTTACGATATAAGGAATCAATCCTTTGTAGATTGACTTGGTCATTAGGTTGGCTAATCTTATTTTACCATCCCAGACTTTGTTACGAACAGCTGGCATAAACTGAGCACCTGGAACCATGAACGTAAAGTGGTCTGACAATTCCTGCGCAAGCCATGCCTCGCAGTTGAATCGAATGAACGCTTCGTCGATTGGTTCTAAGGTAATCTTACTCATTACATGCCTGTCTTAAACTTTTCCCAGTCAATAGCTGACTTGATATTATAGCCACGACCATTTAGTGATTTGATGATTGATTCCAACACATCAACTTTCTCTTGTTGAACGGCGATCTTTAATGTGCTTTTGATTATGTCTGAGTCTGAGTCAATATGCATCGGTAGTTCCGATTTCATAATTTTTAGATAGTTGGGTTCCCAGCCAAGTTCTTTTAGACGGTCTGGTTCCATGATTCCGTTGAACCATTCAGCTTTATCTTTGTAAAGTTGCTTGTGTTCAGTTTCCATCTTCTTGAGCAGCAGACGCTCGTTAGAGAAGATGCGGTAATAGTTATAGTGGAGTTTTGCGATTCTCAGCGATTCCTTACCAAGTTCGGTACGATCGATGTCGCTGTCTTTAGCCCACATTTCAAAAATTTCTTCAAGTTTCATGATATATCCATAGATGGAGAGTACTCCATCATATTATACGCTACAATAGCGAATTAGTAAAATTATGCGTCTTCTAGTTTGAATGACTGGAATCTAAATGTAGCAGTCGCTTCAAGATACTCTACGTCAGCTAATTGTGAATTAAATTCTAAATCAGAAATAGAAGTAGGAAACATATTAGCAAATGTCACAAGTATATTTGGATTCATCGCAGAAGTTAAAATACCAAGCATACCATCAGAGTAAATACCAGCTCCGCTAGTTTTCTCTGCAGCAGCAATTGATGAATATGATTCAAATCCATCTACGCGACCAAGAGCAGTCATCCAACCATAAATCTCTTTATAGTTTTTCATGTCTTCGTCGACCTTAAATGTAACTTGTAGTTCGCTAAACTGCAATCTTCCTGGTCTAGGAATAGTAATAAACGGAGTAGGAGTTTCTGCTGTACCTAATGATACACCAGGAAGTGAAACCCTAGTTACAAAGAAGTTGACAGTCGGCAATCTCTTTACGGAAAACGAAAAGCCGAGAGGTGACAGAAAGTTTTTATTTGTAGGTTCGTTTACGACGCTCATAGTAGTTTCCCAGATAGCACCTATTATTTAGGTAACAAAAAAGCCACCCGAAGGTGGCTTTTAAGTTTGTATCAACCAAGATTACATTAGGTTGTCTACGATTAGACGACGGTAGTAAACGTTGGAGTCTTGGATCAATGTACCGTCCGAAGCAGTAGCACCACGTGAGAATGGATTTGCTACGACGCCATAACGGGTCTTGAAGCCGATTTTTGGCTGGAAGGTATCTTCACCAACCGCACGAACCATTTGTAGAGGAACGTATGGGCAGTAGAATAGACCAGCATCGAACGCAGAAGCACCTTTGTAACCCATAGTTAGGTAGTTACCAGTGGTGTATGGATCGATGTAAACTTTGATGCGACCGTTTAGAACGCCAGCGAAAGTAGCGCCAGTATCATCAACTTGTAGGTTGTTGCTGTTAAGAGCTGGGGTGTAATCAAGAACGCCAGCCATTTGAAGAGCAGAAGCCACATCTGACGAGCAGATTAGGATGTTACCCTTACCACGACGAGTACGTTTTGCGATAGCATTAGCTTCGCGCTCGATTTGGAACATTAGACCCTTGAACTTTTCAACTGACCAACGACCGTTAGAGTCGACGTCTAGGTTGAAACGACCAGCAGTAGTTACACCGTCA